CTCTTTATATGATGTTAATTTTTCATCACCTTTATATTCATATTCTTTACCAGCAAACGTTTTTGTTTTATGAATATTTTTATTTAATACATAGTCAGCATGTTGATATGTTCCTAAAGCTTGACCCTCATCACCTACAGCAGGTGGTATAAAAACATTTTTATAATGTTTTGTAAATTCTTCATTCATATATCCATTGTAAGCTACGCCACCGGCAACACATAAATTATCACAACTTTTTAAAGGATAAACAAATTCTTTTATCTTATCTATTGTAAATTTTTGTAGAGTAAACGCCAAATCATCTATACTATCTAATTTAATATGTTTAAAATGTTTTTGTTTTTTTTCTGTTATAGGTCCATCTAAAATAGTTTCAAATATGTCATAATAGTATTGATTATATTTTCCATAACCAACTTTACCCATAAGTTTACTTGCGCCAAGTGTTCCAAATCCTGTTAAATTTGACATATGATTCCATAACCATCCAATTGGTAACTTATCTGATAAATCTATTAAGTTTTGATTTTTGTCAAAGAATACACATCTATATTTTGATCCTATACCATCTATTGCTAATATATCAGATTGTTCAAAACCTGAATTAAGAAAGGCATATGTAGCATGTGATTGATGATGGTCTATAAAGTATATATCATCTTTGAGATAATAGTCCCACAATTTTTTAGGCTCATAATTAAATATATCTTTTGGTAATAACTCTTTACAATTTCTAATACCACCATATGTGTAAGTAAATGCTAAAATACCATTTGTTCCGTCTCGTTCAAGTTTATCCCAATAATCTAGCATAAATTCATTATTTAAACGATAGTCAGTAGGATTTAATATATCTGATTGATGAGCATACGCTTCTACTTTGTATGGTAGATTGTGTTTAAATCTAGTTTCTCTTTCTCTTTGATCATGCCATACACCATCATATGCATTATGATCATGTAAATTTAAAGCTAATGAATATATTTTTTTCACTCTTTTTTTCTCATTATATTTTTTCAATTCAGGATACACATCAAATAAATTCATGTTCCATTTAGTATCTTTATAATATTTATCCAATGATAATAAGTAGTCAATTGTGTCTAAATAAGATAATCCGTTATTGTCTTCTCTTAATACATTTTGTATATCAGGAAAGTTATTATACTTTGGTATAAGTTTTTCTTTTATTTCATCAGGTAAAACATTAGCACATAACTTTGCTGGCCCTCTTATATTAGACCAGTTAATTTGTTTAAATAATTCTTTGTTGTTATCAAACCATTCTATAAGTTCGTAAAATCTCAAAACACTTAAAAAAGATATAGTCCCATTTACATTTATTTCTACATTAGGAAATTGTCGTATTGTTTTAATGTTATTAACTATATCTTCCCAATTTGATCTACGTCTAATATATTCATCAGCTTTTCCTATGCCATCAAGTGATACAGTAACTTCAAACGTTTTAAAATATTTAATATAATCTGTAATTTTATATTTACCATGTCCTAAAACCGACATATTAGTTTGAAATTTTACTGTCATATGTTTAGTTAAACCTGTTTTTATTATTGCGTCAAGTAATTGATAATATTGTTTCATAACTAATGGTTCGCCACCAATTAATTTAAGATTATAAATGTAGGGGGAAATATCTACTATTTGATCAATTATATCTTTAAGAGGTGCGCCTTTAATCTGATTAACTTTAGTCTTGTTGCCATTTTCAATACCGTATTTGTTGAATGTTGTTTGATCTTTTAGTTCATCAGAGTTCATTGTTTTAATTCTTGTAGATGAATCATAAGTATGACACATAAAACAATCTAGATTACATTGATTACCAAATGCTTTAATCTGTACTTCAAAAATTTTATGTTCTAAATGACCTCTACCTGTATGTTTAAATGCCTCAACTGCCTTTGCCATTTCAGGCCATAATCCATCATTGTTACTTTGTATTTTTAAAGAAGCCTGTCTCCTTGATCTGCCATATAATTTTTCTTGTTTAATACATGATACACACGATTTTTTTGTTAATTTTAAATCTGAACCGGGTGTTATCATTTCATTTCGTAGTTGATTTAGTTTAAGATCATTTTCAAACCAATCTCTTATTGATGTATTTCTTATATTAGAACCAAATTGATTTACGTCAGCCCAAGAACATGGTGCAAAATCACCATTAACGTCTGTATATAACTGTTGAAAAGGAGCACTACAAAAATAAATGTCTTCTTCTTTAATTTGTTTTTCAAACGGACCTAAATGTATTCTTTGATCCTCAAACCATTTAGATGTATCTACTTTACCATCTCCTAAAAACTTATCGCCAGGACCACCTTTAGTTAAATGTTCAGGAAGTTTATCATTAGGATTATCTTTAATCATTATACGAAAGTCTTAATTGTTCAAATTTATCTGTCAAGTTTATATTAAATGATTTATGATCTTGTATATGTTCGTATAATTGTTTAAATCCATTGTAAGCTCTTTCAACTTGATTTACTCCTGGTTGTTCATATTCTGCACACATGGGTAAGTGTATTGTAGTATAAAATCCTAAATTTGACCAATGCACAGCACTAAATTCTTTTGCATTAACAACACAACCTCCTAAATTACAACCTCCTATAATTATTTGAGTTTTACTAGGTTTAACTGTCCAACCTGTAACTTCAAATATTAAATCTGAAATTTTTTTAATAGAATATTTTCCGTCATCATTTGAATGAGGTTCATCAATTTGTAAAACATTAAAATCATAATGTTGTTTGGCCATTTTTAATATTTCTGTTAATTTTGTATCGTAGTTTCTTTCCATATTTGAAACTATAATTGTTTTTTTTCTATCAATATTATTACAAAGCACAAATCTTTGTAGTTCAGCGTATCTTCTATTATTTACATACTCATCACCTAATATAGGGTGTCCTAGAAAGTCAATTAGAAGTAAAACAGTATATGATTTATTCAAATCCATTTTATTTACCTTGAGTCCTATCTAAACTTAAATTTTTATTTGTAGGTCTCAAAGGATCACCTGGACCCATCCACCTTGATGAATTAATTACTACAAATTTTACTCCTATTTTATCTGCCATATCTCTACATGCTTCAATATCATTTTCATTAAAGCTAAATACAATAAATTGCCATATAGGTGTATTCTTTAAATACTTAATACTATCTTTCATTATATTATATAATTTTTCACCGTCTTGATTAGTTCTATACTTATGACTATCTTTAGGAAAACCATCTATACCAAACCACCATTGAGCTCTTGGATTTGCTTCAAAGGCTTTAGGATACCACTTTAAAGGTTTAGCTGCTGAAGCATGATGAATACTGGTTGTATGATTTTTTCTTGCATATATCATTTCTAGTAATTGTATAAATTTTGGGTGATGAACAGGATCAGATACTTGACCACAAAAATTTATATGATTAAAAAAGTTAAGCACTTTTTCAAAATCTTCAATAGAAATGTCTTCGCCAGGAACTTTTAACCCCTTACTTGTAAATGAAGTGTATCTTTGACATCTTTTACATTCTAATGGACATCTATGTGTGATATCGATATTGATACCTCTTCTATTAAATAGAGTATCCATTTTATGTATCTCTTACTCTTTTATCAAAGCCAGGTTCATATATTGTTTGTCTTTGAAACTTTGCCTCTTTTTTACATATTTTGTGGCATTGTGGAAACCCTTTTCCTTTTGCTAGATTTTTATTAAACTCAATCCACTCTGGTTGTAATAATATATCCTCTACACTATCATGGTCTTTAATATTACTAACTGATAATAGTTTTTGATATGTAGGATCAGTTCTATTGTTTTGATTATCTAACCAACAACATGGTATTAATTCGCCTCTATTAGTAAAACCATAATTGTGTTGTCTTCGATCAAAACATTTTGGGTCTAATTCGTTTTTTTTATTATCGTCTTTTTTACTCATTATCGTCCTCAAATGAAAAGATATCACTAAATAGAGGACGAGTATCTTTTTTTAAACTGTCTTCACTCATATTTTGCCATTTATATAATTCTGATCTACCTATTGTTTGTATTAGATACGGAAAATATTTAATAAACTTAAAATAATTTTCTTTTGTTTCCCATTTCGACAACTTCTTTGGAAAACAAATATTATATGAAGTATCCCAGCCGTTGTCTAAAACGGATCCTGTAATTGCTTTAGCAATCATTCCAACTTCTATACTCCAACTTTCTCTCCCATGTGGTATAAACCATTCTTCACCCATTTCCCACCTAGTGCCTGTTTTTTCACATTGTTCTCTAGCAAATTGATTACCTGGAGCAACTCTTGGTGTAAATATTAATGTCCAGGGTGCTGATGCTATATGAAACAGATTAGGATTTGCGTTATACTTTTTTCCTACATCTCCATCAAATTCTATTTTATTTCCTTCACACATTTTATATAGAGTAGCACTTCTTTCTTTATTTGGACCTAATACATGTGCTATATATGGAAAAGCATTTTGTTTTGATGTTGCTAATGGGTAACCTATTCTTAATATTTTTTCAATTTCAAATCTATCAGGTATGTCTTCTATATTTGTTTTATAATTAACAACATGAGCTCTTTTTTCTAGTGCTTTTGTTATATTACTCATTTAATAACCTCGCATACTTTCTCATTGGAAAATGACCCTTAGGTTGCACCCATTCAGTACAGGTTTTGCAATAGTTCTCATATTTGAACAATCTAAAGTTCATCATCTTATCTACGTTCTCCTGCGTTAGGTCAAAGGTTTTAGAAAGTTCACTATTATTGGCAAACTTCTTACTACAATGTACAATATGTTTCTTTTCAAAGTCTATAACAGGTACCATAGGGAAAGCTGCACACATTTTACGATCTATTTCAGCAGCTTGTAATACGTCTGTAAATTCTTTTGATCTACCATTAAATGCTTTCCACATGGTATTTTTGTGATCTAATTGTTTTACTATTTCAGGATACTTATGATTATAAGAGTAATAGTTTGGTGTTTTAACAACTACATTATAGTTGTTCATGTCATTTTCAGGCACAAAATCAAAGTTACCAAGTTTAGTTACCTCATGTTCGTACCAATCCAATATATTATGTTCAACATATAATATATCTTTGTCTTCTAATATATAAGGATATCTCTTTCTAACAAATGAATTAGATAATACTGAACAAAAAAAATTAGGATTTTTCTTAATCTCATTAATTACTTCATCTAAATTTTTGATTAAACCAGGCTCACCACCTAATAGATTAACTCTTACTTTATAGTCTTTTAGAAATCCTAAAGTTTTTCTTAAAAAGTCCATATCTACGGTCAAGTTACGCATTTCTAAAGTGTAACTAGTACAATAATGGCAATTCTTATTACACGACATAGATAAAAAGAAATCTATGGCCAAATATTCATTTTGTATTTCTTGTAAGTTTTTCATAAAATTTATTAAACGCAATCTTTAATTTTTTAGTATTTTTAAATGTTACTTCTTCAACATAACCTGGTGTTTGAAAACATTTCTCTATTATATAATCATAAATAGGTTCATTAATTTCACCTATTAGACTTTTATCAATATAATCATCACCTATTAGTTTCTTCATGTTGTTTAAAAATTTAGTTTCTTCTTGATCTAATACAATTAAAATTATATTGACAACTTTATTTATTTCAACATCTGTCATATAAGGATTAATTGGTAATGTCAATATTGTATCACATACTGTTTTAGAATTAAACATACTATCTTTTCTATGATAGATATTTTTATACATAATATTCTCAGATAAAGGCTTACTGTAGTGAACCTTTGCTTTTAGTTTTTCTTTTAGTTCATCTCTAATTTCTCTGTTTGGTAATCTGATAACATATTTGTGATAGTTATGATTAAGACCGTTTGTTGTTTGTTGAATAATTACACAATCTTTTAATTGTTCATCATATTTTTTAGCAACTTCTTGTCTTTTTGTTTGGTAGCTATCTATTTTATTCAATCTATAATTTATAAAAGTAGCATTCATTAATAGCATTTTAGAGTTGTAACCTAACATCTCGTTGTCACCATGTTTTCTTAATTTTTTAATTGTATTAGCATATTCTTTATTGTCTGTTAATATAGCACCGCCACCTGAAATACCAGCAATTACTTTGTTTGCATTAAAACTTAATGTACTAATATCACCTATTGTACCTGCCTTAACATCATTTAAACTAGCACCTAATGATTGAGCAGCGTCTTCTATAAATGCTATATTTTTTTCTTTACAAAATTCTATTATATGTTTTGTTTCTGACATATTACCAAATAAATGAGGGTATACAATTGCTCTTGTCTTATCTGAATACATATTCTTTATACTATCAAGTGATAAATGATAAGATGAAATATCTATGTCACAAAATACAGGAGTAGCACCAACCATTGATATACATGAAGCTGTAGATATCCAAGAAAAGTTGGTCGTAATAACTTCATCACCTGGTTTGATACCTAAACTTATTAATGAAAAGTGTAAAGCGTCTGTTCCATTATTACATGCAATAGCATAATTTCTTCCAGTCAATTTAGTAAGACTTTTTTCTAGAAACTCGACATTAGTTTCCTGTTCTTTTTGCATAGTAACATCAAAAAGTTTTTGATATTCTTCTTTGTTTAGTATGTAATCTTTATGCCAACTATCCATTACTTATTTCTTTGATGTTTTGGTATATAATATTCTTTTAATTCTGGAAACACATCAAATAAATGTAATTCCCATTTAGTGCCTTCATAATATTTGTCAGCGTCAAGTAAATAATCAAATACTTCTTGAATATCTAATCCTTCTTCAGCAGGCATACGAAGTGCCTCTTGTATATCAGGCCATCCTTTGTATTTTGGTATTAAATCATCTTTTATTTTTTGAGGTAAGTTATTGGCTCTTAATAACGGAGGCGATTCTAACATAGCCCAATTTACTTGGTCAATCATATCTTTACCCTCAGTCATACACCAATCTATAACCTCATAAAATCTCATAACGCTAAGAAAAGAAACTAAGCCATTAAAGTCGGCATCTACATTATCATATTTGGCACACAAGGCAAGATTATCTTTAATTTTATCCCAATTACATCTTCTTCTCATGTACTCAATGGTTTTACCTACACCATCAACAGAAGCAACCATAGAAACTCTTTTAAATTTAGGTATGTAATCAAATATATTATGTTTACCACCTTTTGTTTCTGTTAAGTTTGTTTGATATTTAAGATAGATATGTTTGGCGTGACCTGATGCTATTAACTTGTCTAATAACTCATAATGTTTTTTCATAATTAATGGTTCGCCACCAATAATCTTTATACTTCTTATGTATGGTGCCAACTCTAAAGTTTGATCTACCATAGACTTTTTGTTTTGAATTTTTACTTGAGCTTTTAGTTTAGGTATTACATAATCACCATGTTCATCTAGTTTTACATCTGGTTCTTTAATTATATTAGTTTTATCTCTAGTCACCCATTTAAAATGATCTAGTGTTTCTTTATTTAACTCTCCAAAAATAGCGTCATTCCATACACCATCATTAGCAACCTTTTGACGAATAGTAGAATTTTGGTGAGTACACATATAACAGTCTAAATTACACTCTGATCCATAAACTTTTAATTGAACTTCTATAATTCTTTCGTCAAAATCAAATAGACCACTTGCTTTAAATAATTGTGCTGATCTATCTACTTTACCCCAAAAATCAAAATCGTTAGTATGAATTTTCATACAAGCAGTTCTTCTAGACTTACCATATCTTTTTTCATCTGAAACACATCTTACGCAATATTTGTTTACGTTTTTAAATTCTTTTTCTTTGGGGTCAAGCATTTCTTTACGAATACCATTAAGAGCTTCACTATTAATCATCCATTCTTTCATTGATGTATTAAGTATATTATGTTTACCGTCAGGTTTACCAAAACAACATGGTTGATAATTGCCATCTATTTCCATATATAATTGAGTAAAAGGAATATCGCAAAAGAAAATCTCTTTGTCTTTTGCTTGTTGAGCTATTGATCCTTTTTTAAGCAAATCTGGAATATAACTAAGTTTTTTACGACCTAAAGAATCATATTTTTTTTGAGGTTCTTGAAACCATGAATCAGTATTAACATTACCGCCAGTAGATTTATCTCCAGGACCGCCTTTAGTCATATGTTTAGGTAGTTCTTTATCCTGCTTTTTATCCTCATCTAAAAAATCATAACGACTTTCTATATCTGTATCAGGCCAGTTGGGAAATTTTTCACTCATTATTTTACTTTCTTTAAAATTTGGTATTCTTCTAATAACATATTTATCTTATCACAAACAGCTATATGTCCTAGTCCATTAGGGTGATTATCAAAATAAGATACTCTATTTAGTGATTGCTTATTTGACCATAAATCAAGTTTATCTTTTAATCTAAATCCGCCTAATTTTTTTACAGGAGGCCATCCCATAAATTTAGAAATATTTAATTTGTCTTCATATTTCATTATTGTTCTTAATATAATTTTTTCATCTTGTTTTTCATTTCCTGGATATTTATCTTTAAAATTAGGATCTGCTCCTGACTCAATATCACTTTGACTTGGCATTAAACCTTCTAAATAATGTTCAAAAAGTTCTATCATTTGAAACTGAACATAAGTTAAATTATATCTTTCACATAGTATTTGAAAATCTAAATAATGCCCTAGAGACTTTTCAACCCAATAGGGTAGATTGCCATGTGTATTAATTCTTACTGCTCTCCAACCTTTTCTTCTATCATGTTTTAAATTAAGAACATTTAAGTCCTTGTAATCTTGTCTTGGCGCTTGTGACCAAGCAGCAATAACTAAACCAATTTGACTTTTATCTTTTATTTTAATTATTTCATTTCGTAAAGTTGTGTAGATAAATTCATTACCTTGAGCAGACAAAGCCACATTAATAGCTTTCATGCCTAGTTTTTCTGCTAATAATTCAGGCCATTTTTTATAACTAAAGTCCATATCAGGATGAGATATAGAATCAAAGTCATCAGTTGTATTACTATCTCCACTAACTATCAGATACTTCATTAAATGCCCAATCTTTTTCATAACACCAAAAACATTGCCAACACCATTCAGTGAAATTGTTTGTTTGATTTTTACCACCTACGCATGATCTCGTTATAGGATATAAATCTTTCATTAAATTTTCTTCTTTAAATACACCTGCAACAAATCTTTTATTTACATTTAAAAAAGGTTGATACACATTGTAACGCAATTCAGGTTTATCAAACACATCACGCCTTGGTTCACCTTGTACTCTTTCAATTTCAAAAGAACCCCATTGTTTAGGCCAATGATAGTTTCTCATTTTATCTGCAAAACCCATTCTAATTTTTACTGGTGGATTAGCTGTCATACCATCAAGTCTTAAAGGTTTACCTATCTTTTTCATAAAAGCATTATTCTGATCATCTATTGAATTGACTTTTGACATTTGAACTAAATTAAGACTTTTATATTCATCTCTACTCTTTATCATTTTTTCCGCTCTATGATAAGTTGTTGGATCTAAATCATTATATGAACCTACCTCTATATCATTAATCTTTGAATGAGGAAAACGGTTCTTAATAAATTTTGATATTTCAATGGCTGCGTCAGCGTCTTTAGGAGCATTTACATCTCTTAATGTTAATGGATATATTTCTATATCAGGAAAATATTTAGCTGTTAGAAAAAAGGCTGATGCTGAATCACAACCACCTGATAATGAAACTACAACTTGTTTAGGTATGCCATTATCATCATAATCAACGTCTGTTAATGCTCTTTGTTTATAAGGTGATATACTAATTAAAGATTGTATTTTAGTATAAAAATCAACTGTTTGGTTTCCGTATTTTAAAATCATAATTCTTTTATAAATTCAATATGTATATTTATATGACTATTTATAAACGTTATAAATAATAATATGAATGATAATGATAAAGCTCTATTGAGATTGAGTACAATGTGTGATTGGATTGAATTTCCAGGTTTTAAAAAAGACAAATTATTAGAAGAATTAAGACCTTTTGAAAAAGACTGGAAAAGATATAATTACAATACAAAAAAACCAAATAATCGTTGGGGATTAAGTGTAACAAGTATTGACGGAGGACTTCACGGTATTCCTGATTTATCAAGTTTAAGAGAATGGGAAGTACATACAGGTGAAGTAGTACACAACCACGATATAAATGTTCCTACAGACGTATGGAAACAATGTCCTACTTTACAATCAATATTAGAACCATGGAAACCTTGGTTAGGCCGTTGTCACTTTTTACGGATGGACAGAGGCAGTTATTTTCCTGAACATTTTGATATTAATAAAGAAGACTATAGTTATGATGAAGTTAGATTTGTTGGATTTGTTAGATGTAATGAAAAAGATTTTAAATGGATTTATGATGATAAAGTTATCAAAGGCAATCAAGGTTCATTATGGTATTTCAACGGCAATAAAAAACATAGTGTTTTTTCAATGATTGACGGTGTAATTATATTAGTAATGTGTTTAAAATTTGATAAACATTTATTTCAGAAAATTTTGGATTATGGTAAAGTAAAATAATGTTATCTATATTATGGTGTTTGTTGGGTATTTTAGCAGGTGTAATTTTTGGTACTATACCAGGTGCAGCTGCCTTTCTTGCAATCGCAACATTTTACCCTTTACTCTATACATTAGATCCATTTAATATATTGTTATTTTATATTGCTCTTCTTATTACTTGTAATTATACTAACTCGGTTACAGCAATCCTATATGGTATACCGGGTGACGCAACAGCAGTGGCAACTGCAAGGCATGGTCATAACTTATTATTAAAAGGTAAAGGTCATCTTGCTGTAAGTAGTAATGCAATCTCTAGTACAATTGGTTCTATATTTGCCATAGGTTTATTCTTAATATTTTTTTCTAGTATTTACAGCATATTTCAGTTTTATAATAGCACAATACAATTGGCAATTATATCTTTAGCAGTCATATTGTTAACTGTATTATCAAAACAAAAAACTTGGCATACTATAATTCTTTTTATAATAGGAGGAGTTTTAGCTAAGATAGGATTTAACAATGTGACTTATTCGACATGGGGAACATTCGGTATAGATTATTTAACATTAGGCATACCGTTTAGTGCTGTAATGATTGGCTTGTACATAGTACCTGAATTATTAAAATTTAGGGGTGTTGAATTTAGTTTTAGAAAAAGCATAAAGAAATTTGGTTATTCATCAAGCACATTACCTGCAACAGGTATAGGTAGTTTTGTTGGTTTTTGGTGTGGTTTAATACCTGGTGCAACCAATGTTTTAGGAAGTTATTTAAGTGCTAATTTAGTTAAAACAGATATTAAGAAGATAGCGGCCGCAGAATCAGCAAACAATAGTGGCGCTTTAAGTTCTTTATTACCATTAATAATATTAGGTATACCTATTGTTGGTAGTGAAGTGTTAATTTATTATTTGATTGTAAGTAAAGGATTTACTTTTGGTTTAGATACAATAGGATACTTCACCAATATACTTTACTATATTCCAATTATATTAATTGCTTGTTTGATATTATCATGGGGGTATTTTAACATATTAGGAGGTCTAACTAGTCTTTATGAAAAGCATAAGAATATATTTACGATAGGTATTGTTATATTCATATCTGTAATGAGTACATACATATATCCTGTAAAAGAATGGTTGTTGTTATCATTAATTGTATTAAGTATATTTGGTTTCTTTTTAAGAAAGTTTGATAC